CAGGAATGCCTTTGTCCCTGCCGGGTCTGGCGTATAGCCGAACCGTGCGTCAATCGCATCAACCGTGCGGCGAGTGGCACGCTCCACGAAGACGCCGAGGATCGCCATAGCGATCACAAACGTGACGGCACCGACAGACCAGCGATTACTTCGTGACATCGGCGGCGGCCCTTGACAGGTCACGGAGTGCTGAGACCCAAGCCGCCCGGCTCTCGGGCGTCACAGGACCGCCAGACGAGCCGACAGCGTCGTCTAGGAACTTGTGAACGGCATCCCTTACCTGTGGCTGGCGAGCACCAATGCTCTCGCCTTTGCACCGCATCTCGCGGGCGGCGATCCGCAGGTCGTCAAACGCCACGCCAGTCTTCAGCCGCTGATCATGCGAGCCGTCCCACTCAATGCAGTCGGCGAGCTCACCGCACAGTGCGGACATCGTCGCTGCGTCCTCGGCGGCAGTCGGGCCGATGAACTTGCCGCGCAGGCTGAAGGCATCCGGCGGCACAGGAGCCGGCTCAGGCTTTGGCGTGCTCGAGCTTCTTGGCATGAACGAGATGACAGCGGCCACGACCAGGGCAAGAACAGCGACGTGCTTGCCGTCGATCGTGGGCATCTTGGCTGTGGAGTACCACGCCTTGATGCTTTCGGTGATCTGCTGGCCGGCGAGAGCGTAGACGGCAAACGCCACGAGGAGGGCTGTGATCACGTGGTTGACCTCACGAGCGGGAGGAGAGATTCGATAGCACCAGACGCAATCGCAAGGATCAGCGCACGCAGTGCTGGCCGGACGGCCACGAATGCTGGATAGGTGACGACCGGAACGCATCGTCCGGCGAGCAGGTCGAACAGCACGGCCACAGCCTCAAGCACCAGCACCTTCTTCTGCGGGCCTGTGAGCGTGTTGACGCTGTCGAGCGTGCTGACTCCGAGTCGCATCAGTGCCACCATGAGCGAGCCAAACTCCTGCCACGTGATGCCGCCGGCCGCCTTGACTTTCGCCACGGCAAGGAATGCAGACACCTGCTGCCCGATGTCGCTGAACGCAGAGGCTGCGGCGAGTGGTGCGTCGGAAACAGGCATACACGATCTCCGTGAGCTCTGATTGTCCACGCACAGGATGCGTCCTAGCAGTGATCGCCTTCTTCGTAGATGCCCAGCCCAGGAGGAACCTCCACCACTGGTAAGAAGAAATGCTGCGTTTTGCCTACACGCCGTCGTTCCTCAGTGTCGGCGTCCCAAGTTTTCTGCACCGCCGCACAACGCTCGGCGATCTCGCCCGGAGTCGGATCTGAATACCTTGGCGGCTTGGCTCGCAGTCGCCTGTCGTTCCTGAGTGGCAGCGTCCAGACGGTACGCAGTCGGACCACCTGGTCCTTGGTGATCGTGTACCGCTCGCAGAGCGTGGCAATTGGCAAGTGCTTGCACCAATCGTCACGGAACGTCTGCATGCAGATCGTCGCTGTGTTTCCCGCCATCATCAGGCTCCATCCAAGACATGACCGTACGCATCGCAGGATTGAGGTACATCCTCCCGCCAGTCTCCTCGGCCATTGTCCGGTGAAAAGGCACGTGCTCGCAGTCCTCGCCGCTGTAAATGCCAGCCAGGTACGCCTGCGTTCTGTAGATCGCCATTCCACCGAAGGCCGAACAGACAGGCACGCACGGAGATCCGACAGGAGGTATCCACTGGTGCTTCCAGCCTCCCTCGCCTGCCGTGTAGTCGTCGCGGTAGCTGTTGAGCCTGAGAGCCCATGCGTCATAGTGAACCCATCCGGGCCGCACGACAGGCTGGTGATCCTCGCCAAGGCCTAGCTGCGGATACTGAGACAGAGACACGCTGGCCATGCCGCTGGCGTCTGGCGTTGACAGCAGAGACCCCACGCCGTGAAGCAGGCCGGAGTGGCTCCATCCGCCCCACGAGTCAAAGTCGATGACGACGACCAGGTCGGATGTCAGTGCGTGATTGAGCACCCACGACTGGCACGCCGTGCGGTACTCAGCGAGTGCCTCAGTCCGCCGGCCAGCGAACTCTGTCGTGTATTGCTGCCTCCCGAGTCGGCTGTCTGAGAACGTGGCTTGGCTGTGCCTTGCTGAGAACTCCTCGAGCACGTCAGGCGTCTCGTCGTCGTTGTCGTTTGTGACGATGTGCAGCTTCCACTGCCTGCAGCTGCTCGCCAGCACCTCAAGCCGAGCAAGGTTGGCACGCAGCCACGGCGCACAGTTGCGGGCGAGGCCGACGAACGCCACGCTCGACGCTTCCCAGCGACGCAGGCCGATGTCGTGCATGGCTACGAACGACTGGGCAAACTCTGGGAGCGGCTGAACGAGGTGCTCGGGGATGTTCATTTCACAACCTGCTTCAGTGCCTCGCCGATCCACACCAGCCGCTCGTTCATTGGAAAAACGCCGCATGGGTGATAAACAAAGTCACCTGGCTGCCAGTGTCCGCCGATTTCATCGCGCGCATTTGCGGGTCGGTTCCACACGCACGAATTGAACGCCCGCAGCGGCGCGACCGTCACTGCGTCGCCAAGCCGCACAAGGTTCTTCTGCAGCCACGTCTGCTGCTGGCATGGCATTCCCCACCATTCCGCCTCGGCCTCACGCAGCTGCTCAAGCAGATACCGAGACTCGCAGCCACTCTTCCAGACGACGCTTCCGCAGTTGATACGGTTGAAAGCCACAATGCCTTCTTCGCAGACGGTCATCCCAGGCCCCAGGCAGTCAAGCGTATGCATCGGCACGGTCATGTTTGTTATCACGGCGTCCGCGTCCAAGGCCCAGACCATGTCGTAGTCGGCGAGAAGCGACAGAAGCGTTTTGCAGAGATCTTTGACGGCCTCCTCGTACGGCCTGTTGTCGGCGATCAGCGAGTACCCGTGCCGAAGGCAATACTCCAGTTTGTTTGGTATGGTGACCGATGCTATGTCGCTGATGTTTGCCGACACGCTTGTGAGCACTGCAACTCTCATGTGATCCGCACCGTCGTGCGTGCCTCCGTGCCATAGCTTTTCTCCACGATCAACCGTCGCACGATCGTGTCGTCAAAGAGTTCTTTGAGTGCGTCGAGCACGGCCTTGCCGATGTTGTCCACGTCTGGCCTCGGCAACGCTGGTGCTGTCGCCTTCACGCCACGCTTCGTGAGATGCGATTTTGGACGCACGAACACGGCGTCAACGATTACCTCGAGCGGCTCAGTCGTTGGCGTCAGGCCGCATGCTATAGCTTCACGCAGGATCTCAGAGCGGTAGGCATGCACTGGATGCTTTGACGGCACGTACGCCCTGGCGAAGCCACCGCGTGTGCTGACTCGCACCCGAGGCTGTGGCACCGGATCGCCTGCAACGCTGAACGTGATCGGCTTCATGCACCGAGCATCGCAGCCGAGTCAAGCGACTTAGTCACCTGACCATCACTCGTACGGCTGGTGGCACCCAGTGCTTGACCAGAGTGCCACTGAGCCCCAATTCCTTGATCCTACGCCGTACCCACGGCGATGGCCTCAGGGAGTTCCTGCTACAGCTTTCGTCCCACCTGCTCGGAGCCTCCGAGTCCTTGTCCTTGCGCTTCACGATGTGAATCCTTTCTCATCGAGATTCCAACCAGAACACCCAGTACAAAAGTCGCACCCTGCATCACGCATCCAATCGCGATGCACACAAACTGCTCAATCGTCATGGCATTACCTCAATGCCGCGGGTGGAATTCGGCCGGCGCCTGATCCAGCCCTTCTTCTCCAGGGCGTCGAGGTGAACGACCACGCCATTCGGGCTCTTGATCGACATCGCCTTGGCGATCTCTCGCACAGTCGGCGAGTAGAACGCCATGTGGCCTATGATGAAGTCGTAGGCTTGTTGCTGCCGCGCTGTGAGTGGGGTCTTTTCAGCCGTGGTCATGTGGATACCTCCTTGCGTAGTTGCTCAACCATCTTCCGCTTCGTTGCCTCAAACCTTGCCGCGTCGTCGCCCGAGAACCCTTGGGCCGGCGGCTTATCGTCCGGGCCGCGGTAGCCGCCGGCGGGCCGCTGGTCACGTGAGTTGTCGAACTGGCCGCCGAGCACCTTGTCAACGAACCCAGCGTCCACCAGCTGCGGCAGCGTCACGGGGTCGCGGAAGTATTTGCACCGCGGCAGGGCCTCGATGGCCGCCAGGGCCTTCTCAAACCAACCCTCCTCCGCCAGGCGGTCTGCGACCTTGTCCGGGGCGTTAGGCAGCTTCCACGGGCGTCCCGTGCCAGCGGCCCATGCCTTCCGCAGCGTGTCCCAGCCTGCCGGCTGCACCTGTCCTTGCGCAGCACTTCCCGGGGAAGAAGAAGAATTTCTATCTCCTCTATCTCTTCTCTCTGGTGCGCCACGCGCCGGTGGTGAGTGCGCCGAAGCGCACGGGGTAGTGCGCTGACGCGCACCATCTGCCCTGATTGCATGTAAAGCCCGTGATTTAGCGGACTTAGAGAACCGGCGATCCCACCCTGGGATAGCAACGGTCCCGTTGTCCGCGTCGATCACCAGCCAGCCCACTTTCTCGACCTCCTGCCAGAATGCCTCGTCGCCGCCACAGATCCTGCACAGCAGCCGAACCGATATCCGGGCCGTGCCGTCGGAGCTGTTCAAACAGGCCCACCGCCACAGAAGCACCAGACGGCCCACGACCTGGTCAACGCCCAGGCCCGTCCGGTCAACGAGCTCGAGCGTCTCAGGCTTCTCTGGTATGCAGCAGTCGATCGGAAACCATTCACCTGCCACAAGAGTCTCCTTGTTTAAGAATCCACGCCTCAACAAGCCTCAACCTGCCCGAACTCGCCCCGCACCACCGTTCCATACCGTTCCGTAGTGCATCCCGCCACGAGGCGTCGAAGCCTCACCGCGCCGACCGCGATGGCGGTTCGTAACCGCGACAGACCCGGACGTACCGCACCTTGCATCGCCACGACAGACATAGCCATAGCTCTCCAGACCACATTCAATCCCAAGCCGCTGGCGTTGATCCAGCACCGTGCCTGCACGAGCTTGGTTCCAAAAATTGCCATAACTTGCTCCACCCAGACACGCTCTAACCCGCGGCGCCCCGCCGATCCATAGTTCATCCCACACCTCCCGCGTCGATCGGGAACCGTGCCTGCACGGGTGTGGTTGATACATGCCATGACCAATCCGACCTTAACGCGACAGAACTCGCATCGACAAACCAGGCACTAACATGCCTGACACCACCAGACTGATCCCACCACGGCCGCGTTGATCGGCCTCCGTGCCAGCACGATGGTGGTTTACGTGATGTGCCCGTCCTTGCCACAACCCGAAAGACCAAACATCGACGCACCTCAACTAACCCTGATGCATCCCACCATGCAGCATCGAAGCTGCAGCCACGCCGACCGTGTAGGTGGTTTCCATAACAAGCCTTAACCGACACCACCGGAACACGCCCGAACCCAACGTGACGCACCATGACTAACCGTGTCCCATCCCACTCTGCACCGTCGAAGATGCTGCCGTGCCTATCACGAGAGTGGTTTGTAGCCTCGCCCTAACCAACCCCGCCGTGAACTGCGGGACTCTGCAATGTCTTGAACCGCCGCAACACGCCCTAACTCAGTAAAGAGATTTACGCCGCGCCGACAGCCTCCGGCTTCCGCTTCTTAAGCGTCACGTTCGCCACCTTCTCAGCGGTGAACCGACCGCATCGTGGACGCCAGTCGCACAGGCCGACCTGCGTGCCAGCCGAATGAACCCAGCGGTCCACCTGCTCTTCGTTTACGACCGAGTCCTCAAACTCGACCTCGACGATTGCTGCCCACTCCTTAAAAATCGGGCGAGTCCGCATAACGCGGCTCATGCCAACCTTCACGCCGACGCAGTTGCGGAACCGCTCGTCTTCAAACAGGCCGTCGGCATCGCGGGGACCGTCGTACTGCAGCACGGCCGACTTCGGAACGAAGCAAGCAGACTTCGCGATCTTGCCTTCCTTTGTCAGCTTCGCGGCGTTGTACAGCGTCGCTTCGATGTTCTCGCCTGGGATCACGGGGCCGCGGTCCTCGTCCATGTAGAGGCCGGCCTTGAACTCAATCTCGGCCATGCGTTCAAAGTCGGCGTCCGTCTTCTTCTTCTTGCCGGTGACCTGCTTGAGGGCCTTAGAGGCTTTGCTCAACGGGTTTGCGAGATCCCCGTTGTGCATGATCAGCGGAGCGTCCCCGGTGATCTTGTAGGTCAGAGTCGTCCAAGCCATATCGCACATCCTTTCGCGTGGTGAAACTTTCTGAAACGAAACACACTGACACCGGCTGGCCGTCGTACCGACGACACCGGATTACGTTTGTGATTGACTCGTGGCACTGGCAGCAAAGCGTTATCAAGTCGCGATGCACGTCCTCGGCCCCGAACCTTTCATATGTTTTGTGGTGAACCTCAAGCCTCCAATGAGAGCCGTCGTGCAAGCACGTCTGGCACTGGTGGCTGTCGATATCAAGACGCTCCTGTCGCTTGCACGACCAGGCGTGGCTTGCCATGTATCTCTCGTAGTTTTTTTCGTGCGGCCTCACGCACTCCTCCATTCCCGCTCGCCCCTACCGCTCGAGCTGGTAACCGTCCTGCCCGTCTCGACGATCGCCCCGGCCTTGGCCAGCTCGTTGATCCGACGGTTGACCTGGACCGGCAGCAGACCGCAGCGCACAGCGATGCCACTGGCCCCGAGTGGGCCTTGCAACAGGGCGGCTACGATCTGCCGCTGGTGCTTGTTGGCTAGCCTGCTGGCCTGTGCTGCCGCCGCGTGCGATGTCGCCGGGTCTGACGACCTAGCCAACACCTTTGGATCTTGGAATTTCATCCGCGATGCAGAGAACAGCGGCATAGACTCCTCAATCGGTGGCGTGATGTAGTGCGGTCTGATCATCTGCGTGGCTCCAAGCGTTTGAATTGGCCCGGTTACGCCGGGCAGGCGGTCGAGTCACCGGGTAAGGCGAAACAAGCCCGGCCTCAACTGCGGTGGTCTGTTCGATACTCCCGCGGAACGACCCATGTGGCGGATGCAAACGCCACGACGACCAGGGCGGGCCGATGGATAGATCACTCGTAACGGATCACGGCGAACCAGCCGCGAGGGCCGCGGGCCACGCCTCGCTCGACAATCCGATAGCGGCCCCGCTGGGCCTCCTGGTAGTAGCAGCAGCTGCGGTACGCAGCGTCCGGCGAGATCGAGGAGAACCCGATCCCCTCTCGCCTGCCACCTGCCCGGCCGCAGTGCCGCAGTACGCCCGACCGTGCCATGTCGTCGGCGGCCTGCTGGGCCGAGACGATCGTGGTCACAGAGAACGTCTGCTCGGCCTTGGCCTGAGCCGCGCCCAGAATCAATGCCAACGTCATCCAGATCATGAATCTCATACTGAACCCTCCTTGGAAACTTCCGAACCATGGGCACCTTGCCCGACTTCCAGTTGTGCTGCTTCTTGGATTACCTTGCGGCCGTAGTGATGAGCGTCCATCAGGCGGTTATTCCACCGGCCATCCCACGGCTCCATGTCCAGAGCCTCCATGCATCTTCTTAGCGCCTTCTCAAGCCTGACTGCTCGCGCAGCGATCTGCTCTGGCGTGAGCTCTGGCAGTGCAGGCGGCGTGCCTTTGCCGAACACCACGAACAAGCGGTCTGCGCCGGGCAGTTGTTGCTGCCCGGCCTCCCACTCGTTCCACTCGTGCGATGTCGGAGGGCAGCCGAGGTTGATCCTTTCCTTCATGTGCTGGCTCCTCAGAACGGGATGTCGTCCGAACCCACGGCAGGCGATGCCTGCTTGACCTTGGCGGCCGGCGTCCGTGCCGGTCGCTTCGTCACCACCGCCGCCTCGTCGGCCAGCTGCTCGATGGGCATGAACTTCCACACGTTCACGAACGTGCGGCCGTTGGTGCCGAGCCTGTGGCGGATCTCGGCCATCACTCGGCGGCCTGTCAGATCGTCCATCTGCGTTTCCGACCACTCCTGTGCCGACAGTGCCAGAGCGGCGGCAAGCTGCGACACCAGCACACGCGCCCAGTTCTGGTCTTTCTTGAAGGTCACCTTGACCCACCAGAAGGCGCGATTGTCGTGGGCAAGCTCGAGCACGAGCTGCGTGGTGTCCTCAGACACCGTTTTGATCTGCAGCTCGTGGACGCCCTCGGGCAAATCCAGCCGCTCCGTGCTCTCCGGTGCGTTCTGCTCTGGTTCCTGTACCGAAATGTCCCAGTCCATTGATTCCCTTTCCTTTGGTTGATGTTTCTTCCGTTTCATTGACGACCACGAGTCATGCCACGGCATCGGCGGCCACCTCCGGCTCGATCTGCTGGTGGCGGATGGTGATCTGCTTGTCCAGCCTCGCCCGCTGCGTCGGGCTCAGGTCGCCCGTGGACACGGCCTCGTCGGCCTCATCTCCGATGGTGCCGAGCTCGTCAACCGTTGCGGCCTCGTTGACGCGCTCCAGCCAG